TCCGTGAAGAACCCGCTGGTCACCGCCCATATGCTGTCGTCAATACCGCTGGCCTCGTCGAACACCACCAGCACCCCGTCGAAGTTATGCACGCCCGCGTAAGCGTCGGGGTTCTCCGCTGACCAGAGCCTGCCCTCCACGCCCCAGTAGCGCGTGCCCTTCTTCAAGTCACGCTCGACCAGTTCGGTCAGCCATTTGGCGGGCATCAGCCGGGTAGCGCTGACTTCAAACCAGTGCGAGTTGAGCGCCATCGCCAGCCATTTGGTGATCTCGGCCCAGGTAATGCTGCGTAGCTGAGACTCTGAGTTAGCAGAGATGATGGTCGTCGAGCCAATCCGCGTCGACAACATCCAGATCGTGATCCAACTGACTAGCGCCGATTTGCCAATACCGCGCCCAGACGAGATGGCTTCTTGCAATACCGCGTAGTCCATTTGGCCTTTATTGGCCTTAATGTGTTCGGCGATGTCTTGCAGCACATCGCGCTGCCACTTGCGCGGCCCTTTGAAGTTTTCCAGCGGCGTGCCCTTGACGCCCCACGGAAACGTGAGCATTACGAAATTGAGGGGGTCGTCCTTGATGCGCGGCGTCCACAGACGCGCCATCAATTCCTGTTCGTCTTCAGCGCTGTATTTGGTCGACTGCATCAATGACCTCTATAACACGCATTTCTGCTTCTTGCAGCGCTTGCGTGATGGATATACGTTGGTCGATGTCAACCGAGATGGACTGCTTGGCCACCCAGCCGTGTTGATGCTTGAGGATTTCCAGCGCCGCTTTGGCATCGCCTTCTCGCGCAGCGTTGTGCAGGATGTTGGCCATCTCGCGTTCGCCGTCGGCTTTGCCTTTGATTGCGGCCATCTCGGCCAGTGGGTCAAGTTGGCATAGTTGGCGGTACTCATCGGGTCGCATCCCTGACGCTAGGGCAAGCGTGTCGCCTTTGAGTCCTAGCTTGGCGGCGTCATAGATTGACTGCAAGCGCGATTCAGTCGCTTCGACTTTGCGTATGGTCAGTGGCAGTGACTGGAACATTGGTTCTCCTGTGCTGGAATTTTATATTAAAAAAATTTGTGCGTGAAGCCTCCGTTTCCGTTGGCCCCCTGGCCAGGGCCCTCCCCCCCCTCCCCTCGGCCACATGGTCACCGGCCACCACCCTTAGTTCGTGCAGCAAACTAACTATAGTTAGTTCGTGCAGCAAACAAACCATGTTGGCATTGTTGGCATAGCCAACAGCATCGGGGCGCAAGCCGTAGGATTGTTGGTTATGTTGGCTGTTGGTTTTCAATAGCCAACATGGCCGACATATATGCGGGGCTTTTTGCGCGGGGCTTTTGGCTGTTGGCTATGTAGGCACTTTGGACAGCCAATTTAAGTCGCTGGCTGAATATACGTACGGGTTTACCCTACACCCATACTTCACATAATATATATACATTTTTTCAGGGTTATAAGTACATGACAAAATAGCCAATAGCAGAGCGCTCTCCAATGATCGGCGCATGATCGGCCGTGCCAACAGCGCCACCGACAAAACGCCAACCCCAGCGAAATAGCAACAATAGATTGTAAAATCGCAACTAAAGAGTGAATAATTGTAAGAGAATCCCTTACAATAGCTACATGGCACAGTCGCCATGCAATAGAGTAAAGGCAAAATATCATGGCTAAAATTCTAGGTTACATAGCATACGAAGGCCCATCGGAAATCGACGGCGCGCCAATTGTGGTGATCATCAATAAGATCACCGACGGCAGCGACAATGCCAAAACCGGCGCGATCGTTCAATCCTTCATCATCCGGTCCGACGTCGCACCGACCGAAGCGCTTAAAACCGGCGCTGATTTCAGCATATGCGGGGATTGTGTGCACCGGCCGATCACCGCAAAAGAAACTGGCGAGCCACCATGCTACGTCAACGTCGGTCGATCGGTCCGGTCGGTTTACGAAGCATACCGGCGCGGCCGGTACGTTAAGGCCGATCTAGAAACAATCGCGCTGGCGCTGGCCGGTAAAGCGCTGCGGATCGGTACGTATGGGGATCCAGCGGCCGCGCCGGTTTACGTATGGCAGCGGGTTTCCCGGTACGTGATCGCGCGCGCCGGGTATAGCCACCAATGGCAGCGCCGGGGCTTCGATCATGCCGCATGGGCTCCGCTAGTTATGGCCAGCGCCGATTCGATTGATGATGCTGCACTAGCAAACCTATACGGTATGCGGGTTTTCCGGGTATCTATCGGCGCGGATAAGCGCGCCGGGGAAACCGTTTGCCCCGCAAGCGCCGAAGGTGGCAAGCGCGCGACGTGCGCCGACTGTATGCTTTGCGGTGGCACTAGCAAAAAAGCGCGCGACGTGGTCATAGCGGACCATGCTATCGGCCATGATCGGCGCCGGGTCATCATGTTAGCTACAGCATAGAAAGGGGAAACGGCCATGGATAAACAATTCCCGACCATACCTACCGGCGCGCCGGTCCCATGCTTTAACTGCGACCGGCCGATCATGGCCGCGCCGGAATATGACGCCACCCAGGCGCGCGGTCAATGGCGCGCCTATTGCAAAACGTGCGACATGCATACTTTTTTTGATCGGACCGCACCATGATCCGCACCATGCGCGCACGATATCCCGGCCGGTGCGCGGCCACTGGCGCGGCCATTGTGGGGTTTTCGGCGCACGGTACGCGCAAACGTACCATAGATATCAAATTAGCAGCATAAGGGGCAAACCATGTTCACCAGCGATTCAACATTTTTAGTCCACACCGACCACGGCCGCATTGTCTATTCGGTGCAGCCCCACCGAACAATTGACCAACCCGGTAGCACATTGCGCGAGCGCGCCATGATGTATGGGGAGCAGCTGGCCGTGTTTAACCAGGGCCAATGGTACAAACCCGGTATGCGCGAAGAGATTACCGACCGGCGCACAATCGCGCTGCTCGAACGAGTGCCCGCCGCATGATCCGCACCATGCGCGCACGTTATCCCGGCCGGTGCGCGGCCACCGGCGCGGCCATACGGCCGGGCGCTCTGATCTACTATGACACGGCCGCGCGGCGCGCGACGCTGGCCCCGGTGGTGAATACGATCACCCTTATGGGCGAGCATGGCCCGTCGCATTTCACCCGCAACGCGCGCGGCCGGTGCGAAGATGCCCCCTGCTGCGGATGCTGCACCATATAGGACTATCTTTAAGCGGCCGTCGCTGGCCGCTTAGGGGCTAACCCTGGCCATAACCTAAACTGGAGTAATCTCATGCACCCAACTATTGCAGCAGCGCTGCGCCCATATATGCCACACTCAGAAAATGAACGCGCCGCCTATATGGTCGGCGATCGCACCACTCAAATGCTACTCGCGCGCCTGGAGGCGCTCGAGGACGCGGTAGGGGTATTCCTGCACGCTATCGAAACCTACGGTTTGGACAGTGAACAGGGCGTCGAGGCCGAAACTACACTGCGGGGGATGCTGTGATGTTGCGCCGCACCATTGAGGCGCTCGCGGTGGCGGCCGTACTGGCCGCGCCGCTGGCGATCTATTTCTACCGCATGACGCCACCATGATCGCGCTGCTGGCGGCCCTAGTGGCCGCGCTGCTGGCGATCCTTCTCAACCTATGATCCAGCCCCTTCGGGGGCTTTTTCTATGGCCCGGCGCAGATCGGATCGGGTCATTCTGTCGGCCATCTCCGGCGCGCAGAAGATATGCTTTTTCGTTTGGTATTCACGGGATGCCAGCCGCCCCATGTCAAGCCAACCGGCCTCCTTCAGCGCGTGCATAAGCGCAGCGGGGACGACCTTCACGCCGGGCGGGGCAAAATGTTGCAGTTCGTCGCACACCTGAAAGAATGGCGCGCCTACCACGCCACCAGCGAACGCGCGGGCGCGCCCCCGGATCATGTTCACGAGGAACGACTCCGCGCCGCTCATGCTATGTTCGACCATGATGGCCTTCGCCTCAGTCATAGGCGGCGGGGCGGACGGGTTCCAGGCGGACACGTCACGCGACGTCAAATACGCAGCCACGGCCGCAAAGCCGCCCCGATGCTCGTACCAGTTCCACAGGGCCACGGCCTCCGCCTCCGGCAGCCGGTCGGCCTCTGCCCACAGGCAGAACCACCGGCGATCCTCGCTGGGGATTGATATGGCCGCACGCTCATTAGAGAATGCGACCACGAACACGCGATTAAGGGCCATGTACGGGTGCAAGCCCTTGCGGTTCACGGGGAGCAGTTCGGGCGGGGCGGCGATGATGGGCTTAAGGACATTCTCCAACGCGCGGCGGTCGCGGGCCTCGGTCTGGCGCAGTTCGGCGATCTCCATCACTTCGCATTCAAGGGCGTAGCCCCACTGACTGCTCAAGTCTTCGGATTTCACGAGGGAGCAATTCGCCTTGCCCTTACCGCCTATCGACCAAAAGAACGGGGCGAAGAGGGTATCTTTACCGCTACCAGGCGCGCCGCCCATCAGGATGGCGTGGTTGATTTTGTGACTGGGAAACTGCACCTTATGGGCAAGGGCATTCAGTAGATGCTCACGCTCGAAAGCTATTGGGACCATGCGCTCGAGGTGGCGCATCCACGGGGACACATCACCCGGCACGGGTTCGGGGCGAGCATCACGCCAGCGGTTGCCGTAGACCAAGCCCTCACGGGCCACCAGCACCGAGCCGCCAGCGGCAAAGGTGATGCCGACCAGCGCCTTCGCGCCCTTGGCTTGGCGGTTCTCGTCGAACGAGACCGACGCCTCGACCATACGCTTACCGCCCTGGTCGCGGGTGGACACGCAGCGGATATGGCGAAACAGGGCGTTGAACGTGCCACGGGACAACTCGCGGCGGTCTTGCATATCGAAGTAGGCGTCGTCGTCTTGGATGTACGCAAACCGCTCGTACCACTGCGACTTCTCAATCCGGCCAAGCTCGCGCTGCTCTACGGCGGCGATGACCTCGGCGGCCGCGTCGGGATAGTCGGGCGTCGGGGCCAGTTTGGACAGCGCGCCGTCCATCACTGCGGCCAGCAACTCGTCACGCAGGCCATGCGCGCGCGACGGCCCGCCCTGCTGCTCGACCCAGTCGAG